AGCCAAACTCATAGGGACCCTTCTGTTGTCTAAGGAATTCTAAACTTCGTAAATCTATGCCTCGTTCCTCGGCTTCTTCTACTTCTAAATTAGTCTTGCAGAACCTGTTGGGAAATATAACTTTATCTTTCTCAGTGGCACGACGTATATAGGCTGAAAACACAATTACCCCTTACGACGCCTTTGGCCCCCTGCAACGGCTCCAAAGAATCGTTTCTGTTTCTTTGTCAAACGCTTTCCTTGCGCCACACCTTCCCGCAATATGGTTCTAGCTTTTCTTGACGTAAGCTTTTTTGCCATGAAGTTCATTCTCCCCAAATAATCGATTGTTCTCGAATATGCTCCACATCTCATCAACAACTTCGTCAATGACCTGGGCCACAGATTCATCAGGCTTAAAATCGTTTAAACGCCGGATGAGTACTGTTCTAGCTCTTTCTTTAGCGTTTTCCATTTATCCCTGTTCCATGATCGTTTTGCGTATCTATAAAACTCTCTAAATTGTTCTGGTTCTAAAAGATCAGGAAACACTTGCATTGATCGTCTACAAAACCGTCGTATAATCTTTGCTCTAGTTCCCCTCATAATTTTACGTAATCTCGCCACGTTTTGTCTTTTGCAATTTCTTGCCCATTAATAGCTTTAGTGTGTTCTTTAAGTAACACACCATAAAGATCGTCTTCTGCCCAACGAGTGCCTATATCAATCATCTGACCACCAGGATCTAAAACGTCCAAACTGGCATCATGAAACTGAATAACCTTCTTAATTTGTTCTTTAGTCTGAATGTTATTTAGTTCCACAAGATCGTCATGTATGATAAGATCACAGTGTGAGCCTGTAAGTACGGATTCTACTCCGGCTGTTCTTATCGTAGGACCACGCTTAGTGGGATCGTTCTTCTGTGCTATGGTGATCTCGTTACGTGTCCAGGTTATGTCTTTATGCCTAAACTGCCCGAAGATTTGAGGTAACTGCGACTGAGTAGTGAGATAATCACTTATTTGTCGTAAGAACTCTCTTGTTTGATCCCACACCGCGTTTGTAATAAGAATACGAATGTTAGGACTCTGTAAGATACGCTGTATGCTGTACCCCACTGTCACTATGGAAGATTTAAGATGTCCTCTAGGCATTAAGATGAGTTTTTGTTTATCTCTTGTCTTTAAAAAGTCAGATAATTCATCATGCAACCCGTCTTGCCAGTCTTTCATCCCCAGTATTTGCATACAAAGGAATTTAAGGTCTGTTTGACAAGCTTCTCGTAAAGCTTTTACCTTTTCTTTTACTGCTTTAGCTTCAGGATGCGGAACATTGTATACCACGATAAATCCCCTCCCTTCCCCAAGGGCTAATCAGTTTTTCTTACGTTTACGCTTAGCTATCACTGTAGGCCCGCCGAAAATAGGATCAACTCCAGTCTTCGTTTTACGTAGGATTACTCGTGCAGGCTTACGTTCAGCTATGGGGCCTTTTAGAAACTTAATCTTATGTGACATTTATCTATCCATATTCAAACTATCCCCACCCTGATCGTTCTTCACTGGTTTGGTGGACAATGGTCCCTTTACCGGAGGGAGCACCCGTTTTTGTGGTTTCTTAGCCATACAACACCAATCATGTGTCATATGTATACAGTCTAGCGTGTGTTCTGCCATTTTAATAACCTGCTTTCTTTCGTTTTCGTCGTTTAGCCATTAGGAATACTGAGGAACGCCGCTTATTGTCCCACCAGACTTACTACGCTTCTCATTGCCCGCGCTATTGCCCACTTTCGGCATATTGCGAGTGCTTTGATTAATAACGTTGGCAGCAACCGTCTGCTTGCCCGTTGTAACATTCTTATTTGGTTTGCCTTCTGCTTTAGCCATAATTAGTCTCCTTACTAAATTTAGTCCTTAGACTAAATGTATATAAATCTCAAATCGAGCAGTGTGATTAAAGTGGCTACTGCAACCCACCTGATAGCGTGTTGGGGCATCGTTTATCCCTCACGCTCCCTCGCACATGCCTAAGGTACTTCTGTTCAGAGCCTTAAAAGATGCCTTATATTCGTTTTTACCAAAATTGGGCCTTGTACAGAGCGTCTGCACAGGTCTTTTGCATAGTTTATAGTAGAAACCCAGTGTAAACCATCAAATCTAGCGTGGGGGGTCTTTTGTGTCTAATGAAACACTTTTCACTTTACTCTATGCTGAGATTAACCTTAAATCAAATAAATAGCCCCCCATACAGGATTAGGTTCCCACAGAATCAGTTAGAGAAGGTTCATTTTCAGTTTATTTACATGTTAGTGTGCAGACTACAGCATATCCAACTGACATAATACTAAACCTCTCAGTATATCCCTATGAATGAACGTTGTCAATGAAAATAATGGTAAACTCTGACGATGATTCTCTTTTTTGAGACGGGAGAAGAAGCCGAAGATCGGGGAAAAGACTTACGAAGTTTAGAATTTTTAAGACAGCAAAAAGGCCCATACGAATTTGGTTGCCAGTACCTCAATGATCCAGTAGACGATTCTAGTATTGAGTTTAAACGAGAGTGGTTTCGTAGATTTCAGTATGATGAAGAAACCACGCATCTTTTAAAAGACGCACAGTGCATTCTTTCTATTGACCCTGCTTTTAAATTGAAGGAAACGCATGATCAAACTGGTTTTCTTGTAAGTAAACCTACTTCACAAGGGGTCTATATATTAGAAGCTTTGGGTCTTAAGTTGAATGTGGACCAACTGATTGATAAAGTATTTGAATTAGTGGAGATATATAATCCGTATAAAGTAAAAGTAGAAACAGTGGCCGCACAAATTTTATTGGCTGATGCTTTACGAAAAGAAATGACTAAGCGTGGGAAACAGTTTATGCTTGATGAGTATCATCCAGGAACGACTCAAACTAAAGCTACACGCATACGAAAACTTATTCCCTTCTACGCTAATGGTCAAATACTTCATAGGCGTGGGTTAGTAGATTTAGAAGAACAGCTTGTGCAGTTTCCCAGGGGACGGCGAGATGATATTATAGACTCTTTAGCAGCACAGGTAGATGATTGGGGTGTCCACACGTCTACAGTAAAGCCCCCAATTAAAGAGTATACGTGGAAATGGTGGCATAAGAAAGTTGTACGCCCCGGCGATAAGATAAAGGCGTTATTTCAAGATTTGGGTAGGAGACCTTATTAATGGCGATAGAGAACGAAATTAAAGAAGTTCAGAAATGGCACAGTCGTCTTTCAACTAGTAATAAGCTTAGAACTAGGCAAGGCAAACGCTATAAGTGGGAAGGCAATACTGAACAATACAAAGGACGCTATCGTGAGATAGAGGCTCAGTTTGACATACCGTTGCCAATTATTCAGTTAACTTTTGCTTATATTAAAACAGAACTTCCACGTCTTTATCTGCGTGATCCGCACATTAAGGTTAATCCTAAGAAGAAGTCTTCTATTCAATCTGCTAAGATTTTAGAGAAAGCTCTTAATTATATTTGGCGTCGTAAACGATTTAAGCAACAAATTAAGAAGAACATTATTGACGGAAAGCTTGTAGGTCATTCCTGGTTTAAGACGGGCTATACTGGTAAGTTTGGCACTGTCGAAGACAGCGACGGCAATGTTATGGAATTTATAGAATCTGAAGATTTTTTTGGTTATCGAGTACCGTGGAAACACATGTATTTTGATGTAGACAGTGTAAGTCCTCCTCATGATTCTGCATGGATAGCACATGAATTTTGGTTGCCGTTAGACGATGTTAAGAAAGACTCGCGATACAGTCATACAGATCTAATTAAAGGTTCACCAAAGGACCGTGTTAATCCTGATGACATTATTAAGAACGCAAATGATATTAAATCTGATGTTCTTATGGCTCGTCTCTTTGAATTTTGGGACATTAAAAATGAAAAGAAGTTTGTAATTGCAGATGGCGTAGATCGTTACATTCAGAAACCTATAAAGTGGCCTTATAAGCTTAAAGGTTATCCATTTAGTTACCTTAATTTTCATCCAATTAATGATGAAGCCTACGGGATACCTGACGTGTTTATGATACAAGATCAAATGATGGAACAAATTAAACTACGAGCGCAACAGATAGACCATGTTAAACGATTTAATCGACAGCTTGTCACTGAACCAAACAATCTTGATGATGAGAACAAGTCACTCTTAGCTGAAGGTATCACTGGAGCTGTGGTTGAAGCTAAAAAAGGAGCTGGGAGTATTGCCCCCATTGCATATCCGCCAGTTCCCCAGGATACTTATGCCATAGAAGACCGGATTGTTAATGACCGTATTCTTGTTTCAGGACAAAATCCTATTGAAAGTGGCGCACCTGCTAAAGCACCCACCCGCACTATACGCGAAGTAATTGAACAACAGGCCGGGTCCGAGAATAGACGTTCAGAGCAGATTGATGTTATTGAAGATTTTATAGAAGATATTTCGCAAAACATTATAGGGTTACTTCAGCAATATGCTGACGCACCATTTTATGTTGCAGTGACGGGCGAAGATCCACGATCATTTGCTCAACAGATGGTTACGCGTCCTTCCGCAGTTGAATCTCCAGAGGACGCAGTTACTACTACAGAGGGTTTCACATTTACTAAGAAAGACATACAAGGGGAGTTTGATGTTGATGTTGTAGCAGGTTCTACTGTTCCGTTGAACAAAGGAGCGGTGCTTGAAATATTACAACAAATTGCTCCTCTTACACAGCAGTTAGGAGCAGTGCCTGGTGGACCAGTAGCTGGAGCTGTCGCGTCTATTTTTGGTGACCTCCTAGAACTTCCAGAGATTAAAATTGCTCTGGAACAAGAGTTTCGAGTACAGCAGCAATCTAAAGAACAGGCGAATGAACAGGCTCAAGAACAACAGCAATTAGAGTCTGCTAATGAGGCGGCTCAAACTCAGATGCAAGCTGAACGTATACAAACTCAGAAAGAAAAGAATCTGTATGCCGCTGCGCTGGGCGCAGCCCAGTTACGCCAGAAAGAAAAAGAATCAATTCGATCTACACGTAAGGAGTAGGACATGTATTGCTTTACTTGTAAATCAGATAGAGCTGCGAGTACTAGTGGACACATTGATCCTAAACTAGGCTATATTTCATCTTGTGATTTATGCGGAGACGCGCGTCCATCTGCCGCTTCTTCACCAGATGTTTATTTAGGCGGTCATGGTGAGATACAAACTGATATGAATCTGCATGATCCTAAAACTAATCAACCTTTAACATTTTCAAGTAAGCGTGAGAAAGCAGCAGTTATGCGGAAACTTGGTGTACAATACGCTGCTAGTGCCGAAAGACATCACGGTGCTCGCGATGTTGCCAAACGATCAAGGTATCAGTCTCAGTAATGGCCAATACTAATAATGAATCAATATCTGTTACTACTAGTGAAACTACAATACGTTCTGGAAACTCTGACATAAAAGGTTGGGTCATTCAAAACACTAGTAAGAAAAATGTAGGTATCGCATTTCAAACTCCTTTTGTTTTAGCTGACACTGTTTTTTTAGGTCCTGGTGAAAAAATGGGGGTAGGGGATTTTGATGGGCGATACAATGGCCCTGTTTTTGGAAAAGTCGCTACTGGAACAGCAGATGTTCGATTATTGGAATGGGGACAATAAATGACTATACACTTCTCTCAAACTCCCAGTGCAGATGATGTAGCGCATGCAGGTAATAGTCCAGTAGGTGTATTGGCTACGGGGTCTATTAGCGGTATAGCCGATTCTACTTTAACTACGATTGTCACATTTACTAACTCAAGCGGTGGAGATCAATCTGTTAGCCGAGTAGCTGGTTCTGGAACTGCCCCTGCTCAATACGACTTAGTTCTTAATGCAGTGACGATAGAGACACGCCGAAGTGGCCCAGACTATAAAGTAGATTTTGAATTTACAGGCCCATTGAAATTAGCTAATGGTGACATTCTTGATTTAAAGGCAACTCATCTTATTGTAGGAACAACTAGAGATTTTCAAGCTTCAGTATATGGGGTATAAGTATTATGAGCGACCTGGGTGGTAATAAGTATCCAATAAAGATTGTAGAGATTAAAGAAACAAAAGAACGTAAACATTTATGGATTGAAGCACGCATAAAAGAAACAGAAGCACAAATAGCAAATTTAAAACATCAAATGTTGGGACATGAACAAATGTTACAACAATTGAACGAACAACAGAGTTTGAATAAGCGCTCTGTTGATGTATAACAATTTAATCGGGGGAAGATTAAGACTAAAAAAAGGAAAAGGTAAATAATATGGCCGATGGAAATTTCGCAACACTAGTATCAAAAGATACTAGCCTTAATTCAAGTACCAATCCTATATCTACCCGATTAACAGACGGTACTGATGAAATTCTTATCACAGCAGCTGGTGAACTTAACGTACTAGCTGGTGCTAATTCAGGCGTAGATATTGGCGATGTTACAATCAATAATGCTAGTGGCGGCGCTGCTGTCAATATACAAGACGGTGGAAACGTTATTTCAATTGACGATGCAGGTGGCTCTCTTACTGTAGATGGGACAGTTGCAGTCAGCGCAGTTACTCCAGGGACTGGTGCTACGGATCTTGGAAAAGCTGTTGATGACGCAGGTGGAGCTACAGATACTGGAGTCGCGTTACTCGCGCTTCGAGATGATGTTCTTACTACCTTAACGCCTGTAGATGGAGATTATGTTCGTTTGCGTGTTAATAGCACTGGTGCTTTACATGTTACTTCTACTACTCTTGACAACTCTGCAATTGCGGTGGATGATTCTGCTTTTACTGTCGCAACTGATAGTGTGAGCGTGTCGGGATATTTAGCTGATGAAACAACTCCAGATAGTGTAGACGAAGGCGATATTGGGGCAGCTCGTATGACTCTGGATAGACGGCAGATTATAGTGCTATCAGATTCAACGACTGAATCACAGCGTCTTGCTATTGATTCAAGTGGAAACGCTCAGACTGAAGTTAATAATGCGTCTGGTGCTTCTGCTGTAAATATACAGGATGGTGGAAACTCTATTACTGTTGATCAGGCAACGCATGGCAACTTACAAGCTAATGTTACGCTTCAAATTAATGATGTAGATGTTAGTGCTACAGTTCCTGTGCCTGTTTCGGCTACGGCTGCAGCTAACACTAAACTGAATCCCATATTCGTTGAAAACGTTACGGGAAGTGTTTCTGCTTCTGAGGTTCATGACTTTGATGAAGCTGTCGCTGTTGCAGGCGCGGCTACGGACAATCATGATTATACAGTTGTGAATACTACATTTCTTTTGAAGCAGGTTGATTTTTCTGCGTCTGGAGCTATGAAAGTGGAAATTCAAACTGGGCCTGTTGCTTCATTAGTAACAGTGATGATAGGGTTTATTCCTAAACGGGGCGGACAAGACACGTGGGATACACATCACACGCCTAGAGAAGTTCCTGTGACCTCAACTGGAACAGTTCGTGTTATTAGAACTAACCGAGAAGGATCGTCACAAGACTTACACAGCACGATTATTGGAAATGATGTTTAATAAATAAATGAATATCCTTTGCCCCCTTATCCAGGGGGTGGGGATGTATTCATAACTAAGGGGGAGAAATGAAAGAACTTAAAAAGAAGAAAAAACAAGAAACATCTGTTCAAATTCAATATGTGCCATATGAGCATTATGTCAGTAGGATACTCACTAACATGAAGACTCAATTAGATTTAATAGAAAAACATATAGACGGCATTAAAGAATGTATTGCACTCGCCGCTAAGAAGGATGAAAAAGAATAATGGCAGATTTATCATTAGATGAAATTTTAGAGGGAGCAAACTCTACTCTTCGACAACAGTTTGTTCGTCGAGGAAAAGTTTATTCTAATGTAGGATCACATACTTTTAGTGGAACCTCTAATGAAGAGAAACTTATAATTAGAAATATTTCAACAAGTGGAGTAAATGCATTTATTTTTGAAATAAGTGTTTTTATAGACGTAGCGGCAACTACTTCTCAACTTAATCAACTTTCTGTATTTATATTCAGAAATCCCACAATTACAAGTGTTGGAACTCTTCAAACTACTAGGAACCAGAAAAGTGGAGCTTCAGACACTTCTCATATATCAATTTATAAAGATCCAACTATTTCAGCTGCAAGTATAATAGTTTCGGGAGGTACTGGAATTAATGCAATAGCCACGACCAATGATTTAGAATTAGAACCAGGAGATGATCTATTAATTCGAATGAGCGTCAATGATTCTAATAATGATGCTTTTGTAAGACTGGTTTGGGCTGAGGACGCTGTTTAATGCAAATTTCTACTGGTTGGGACAGCGTTAAAACTTTAGCAACTAATAATACGTGGATTAAGTACTATATTGATCATACAGATAATCTTAGTCCTTCCTATATTATAATAGTTGGAAATAAAATAAATCAGTATTATACGCGAGTACATGGCATCAACCAAAAAGATTTTGAAGATACTCATAAATCTTCGGCGCTTAAAATTAAAAGTTTTAATGAAGCTGTCGCAAAACTAATTTAGGAGACATAAACAATATGGCCGAGCATCCAATTTTGTCAGCTTTAGAAGAATTTGAACGACCTCCGCAGTTAATTACGGTGGACCATGAGATTCCTTTGGATGTTGGGGAACAGGGCATTGCTAAGGTCAAATTTGTTGTTCATCAAAAGAATGAAGGACGCACAATTATACGAGTGGTGGATATTAGCCCTATGGGAGAAAGTATGCACAACAGCGCACACCCACCAATGATAGTTCCTAGTCCTTCAGCTTAAACAATTTAAATCTGTGGATCGCTG